TGCGTGGCGCGGATCACCGCCCGCGCAAGCCCGATCGACTACTCGACGATCTACAGCACGAGCTCGAGCGACGGCAGCATCCTGAATTCCGGCATGCAGGAGTGGGCCGCAAACACCACGCTGGCCTGCTACCACGGCAGCGGGGACTCTCCCAGCTCTGGCCTCGGGTTCGACTCCACCGTCGTCGACAGCGCCTGGCACACCTGGGCCGTGGCCAGCGCCAACGCCCCCGCGCGCGTCCTGTGGCGCGACGGCCTGCTGCTTGCCAGCTTCGGCTCCGGCGGTGTCGCGCCCAACAGCATCACCGGCGGGCGCCTGCTCTGGCACGGCGACCGCAGCTTCAACACCAGCCAGTACTTCACCCGCGGCCAGATTGCCCTGCACGCCGTCTTTCAGCGCCGCCTGCCCGACGCCCTGCTCGCCGCCGTCACCCGCAACCCCGCCGCCCTGATCGCCCCATGAGCCTGCGCCGCTACACCTTCCTCGGCGCCGGCGTCACCACCAGCGGCACCCAGGCCCTCACCGCTGCCGCCAGCGCTGCCGCCACCGCCGGGGCTGATCTGGCCCTGGCCAAGGCCCTGGCCGCCGCCGCGCAGGCCGGCGCCACCGCCGCTGCGCCGCTGGCTGTGGTCAAGCCGCTGGCCGCCAGCGCGCAGGCCGGCGCCACCGGCAGCGCCGCGCTCAGCCTCACGGTGCAGCTCGTCGCCGCCGCCGTGGCCCAGGGCCAGGCCAGCGCGGGCCTGAGCCTGGCCAAGGCCCTGGCCGCCGCAGCTGCCGCGCAAGGCAGCGCCACGGCTGAGCTCACCGCTACCGGCGCCGCCAGCCTGGCCGCCGCCGCCCAGGCCGGCGCCAGCGCCACCGCCGCGCTGGCCGTGAGCAAGCCGCTCGCCGCCAGCGCCGTGGCCGCCGTCACCGCCGGGGGCGCGCTGGCGCTCACCGTCACGCTGGCCGCCAGTGCCGTGGCCCAGGCCGCCGCCAGCGCCGCGCTCACCGTCACCAGCGCCAGCAGCCTGGCCGCCGATGCCGTGGCCAGCGCCCAGGCCGGCGCCACGCTGGCGCTTACCGTGCGCCTGGCCGCCGGCGCCGTGGCCCAGGGCCAGGCCGGCGCCACGCTCACCGTGCTGGTGCCGCTCAGCGCCGCCGCCCTGGCCGCCGCCCAGGCCGGCGCCGCGCTCACCGTCACCACCGGGCTGGCCGCCAACGCACTCGCCAGCCTCACCGCCGGGGCCGCGCTGGGCGTGGCCAAGCCGCTCGCCGCCGCCGCCGTGGCCGCCGTGTCGGCCAGCGGCCTGCTCTTTGATCCTGACGTCTTCACCGTGCCGGGCCGCGTGCGCCTGGGCAGCGTGCAGCTCGCCGCCCCTATGGTGCGCATCGGCGCCGCCGCCCCGGTGCGCGTGCCGCCCCGCCTGGGCGCCGCCAGCGCCCCCCGCCGCAGCGCGCGCATCGGCAGCGCCACCATCTTCTAGGGCTCGCCCATGCAGGTCACCCAGATCACCGCCGGCGACACCTTCAACCCCGCCCCCACCGTCACGCCCGGCTACCCCGCCAGCGCCGGCTGGGTGCTGACCTACCGCCTCATCCCCCAGGCCGCCGGCCTGCCGGTCATCACCCTCGTCTGCAGCCCCTCGGGCGACGACCACCAGCCCAACGCCGCCGCCAGCGTCACCAAGCTCTGGCAGCCCGGCCCCTACAACTGGGCCAGCTACATCGAGCGCGCGGGCGAGAGCTACGCCCTCGAGCAAGGCCAGCTCACCCTCCTGCCCGACCCGCGCACGATGGCGGCGGGGGTGGATGGGCGCAGCGTCGCGCAGCGCGCGCTCGAGCAGCTGCGCGCCGCGCTGGCCACCTACAGCGCCAGCCAGGGCACGGTGGCCGAGTACGAAATCGCCGGCCGCCGCATGAAGTTCCGCGCCGCCGAAGACATCATCAAGCTCATCGCGTACTGGGAAGTCCAGGTCGCCAACGAAGAGCGCATCGCCGCCGGGGCCACGCCCGCCCGTCGGCGCATTTTCTCGAGGATCTGATGTCCCTGCGCTCTCGCTTGGCTCAGTGGCTGCTGGGCGGCACTCCCGCGCCCGCGGCCCCCGTGCGCCGCGGCGCGGTGCGCATGGTGCGCTCCTACGCGGGCGCCGCGCAGAACAACCTTACCGCCAGCTTCAAGGGCGACCACGTCGCCATCAACCTCGACCTCGAGCGCAGCCTGCGCATCCTGCGCGGCCGCTCGCGCCAGCTCGCCAAAGACAACGACTACGTCAAGAAATTCCTGCGCATGGTCCAGACCCACGTGGTCGGGCCGGCGGGGTTCGCGCTGTCGGTGCCTTGCCTGCGCCCCGACGGCACGATCGACGAATTCGACAAGGCCGTCTGCGAGCAGGCCTTCGGCCGCTGGGCGCGCCGCGGCGAATGCGACGTCACCGGGCGCCTCAGCTTTGCCCTGCTGTGCCGCCTGCTGGCCTTGAGCTGGGCGCGCGATGGCGAGTTCTTCGTGCGCCGCGTGCATGGTCGCGGCTTTGGGGCCTTCGGCTATCAGTTGCAGGTGATCGACGCCGCGCTGGTCGACGACAGCTACCGCGCCGATCTGCCCAACGGTCACCGCATCCGCATGGGCATCGAGGTCGACACCTGGGGCAAGCCGGTCGCCTACTACCTGCTCTCGAGCGTCGAGAGCGCCTGGGCTGCCCGCCGCGAGCGCGTGCCCGCGTCCGATATCTGGCACCACTTCATCCAGGAAGAGCCGGACCAGGTGCGCGGCGTGCCGTGGATTCATAGCGCCATGCGCCGCCTCAATGACCTGGGCGGCTACGAAGAGGCCGCCATCATTGCCGCCCGCGTCGGCGCCTCGAACATGGGCTTCTACATCCCGCCCCCCGACGAGCCCGACACCCTGGCCGCCGCGCAAGCGCTCGCCGACGACACCGACGCCGCCGACAACCTGGTGCGCGACGCCACCCCGGGCACCTTCGAAAAGCTCCCCGCGGGCTACGACTTCAAGCAGTTCGACCCCGACTACCCGCACGCCAACTTCGACGTCTTCGTCAAAGCCATGCTGCGCGGCGTGGCCAGCGGCATCGGGGCGGACTACAGCACGCTCGCCAACGACCTCGAGAACGTCAACTACAGCAGCATCCGCGCCGGCCTGCTCGAGACCCGTGAAGAGTGGATGACGCTGCAGTCGGCCATGGTCGACGCCTTCCTTGCCCCGCTGTGGACCGAATGGCTGGGCTACGCGTTCGTGTCTGCCCAACTCGGCACGCTGCCGGTCAGCAAGTTCGGCAAATACGACGTCGCCCGCTGGCAGGGCCGCCGCTGGGCCTGGGTCGACCCCGCCAAGGACGCCGAGGCCAAGGTCACCGAGCTGCGCAACGGCCTCACCAGCTACTCCGCGGTGCTGCGCGAGCTCGGCCGCGACCCCGAGGCCACCTGGCGCGAGCTCGAAAAAGACATCGCCCGCCTCACCAAGATCCTCGGCCCGCTCAATGCCGCCGCCGGATCGCCTCCCACCAAGGACGCCGCCAATGCTCCCTGACGCCGCCACCCAGGTCCGCGACCTGGCCCCCGAAGAACAGAACTTCGAGCGCTCGGCCCAGTTCGATCGCGCCGCGCTCGACGCCGACAACCGCACCCTCGAGATCGCCTTCTCCAGCGAAGAGCCTTATGACCGCTGGTGGGGCCGCGAGGTGCTCTCGCATGACCGCACCGCTGTGCGCCTTGGCCGGCTCAACAGCGCGCGCCATCCCCTTCTGGTCGATCACTCCACGCGTGACCAGGTGGGCGTCGTTGAAAAGGCGTGGATCGGCGACGACCGCAAAGGGCGGGCCCTGGTGCGCTTTGGCAAGAGCGCGCGCGCCGAAGAAATCTTCCAAGACGTGCGCGACGGCATTCGCTCGCTGGTCAGCGTCGGCTACCGCATCCACGAGCTCAAGCTCGTGAAGTCGGGCGACGACGGCGAGGAATACCTCGTCACCGATTGGGAGCCGTACGAATGCTCGATCGTGGCTGTGCCGGCGGATCCCACCGTCGGCGTCGGGCGCGACGCGCAGCTGCAGCACCTCCGCGGCCTGTTGGCGCGGGCCACCCCCTCCCCGAGCAAGGACTCCATCATCATGGACAAGACCGAACAGCAAGTCACCGAGCCGGCCGCCAAGGCCGAGCCCCACATCACCGTCGACGCCGCCGCCGCGCGCCGCGAGCGCGAGGCCGGTGCCGGCATGGAGCGCCAGCGCGTGCGCGACATCGCCGCGCTCGGCGCCAAGTTCAACGTGCGCACCGAGGCCGAGGCCGCCATCGAAGCCGGCACCGCCTATGACGCCTTCCGCGAGCAAGTGTTCGCGGGCCTCGAGCGCAGCGGCGCCCTCAAGCTCGCCGAGTCGGGCGAGATCGGCCTGAGCAAGAAGGAAGTGCAGGCCTTCCGCTTTGCCAACCTGATCGCCGCCACGCTCTTCCCCGACGACCAGGCCGTGCGCAAGATGGCCGCCTTCGAGATCGAGTGCGCCCGCGCCGCGGCCGACAAGCGCCTCGACGTGCGCGCCGACCGTGCCGGCGCCTTCACCATCCCCGTGGACGTGCTGGGCTCGCCGCTCGACATCGGCAGCGCCGACGCCGATCGCGCCACGCAGATGCTCATGCGCCGCCTGATGGGCCTGGGCCGCATGGGCCAGACCCGCGACCTGACCGTGGGCACGCCCACCGCCGGCGGCAACCTGGTGGCCACCGATCTGCTCGCCTCGAGCTTCATCGACATCCTGGTCAACCAGATGAAGGTCATGGGCATGGGCACCACCATGCTCACCGACCTGCAGGGCAACGTTGCCATCCCGCGCGCCACGGCCGGGTCCACCGGCTACTGGGTGGCAGAGAACAATGCGCCCACCGAGAGCCAGCCCGCCTTCGACCAGGTGTCGCTCACGCCCAAGACGGCCGGCGCCTACGTGGACTACTCCCGCCGCCTGCTGCTGCAAAGCTCGATCTCGGTCGAGGCCTTCGTGCGCCTGGACATCGCGCGCACCATCGCCCTGATGATCGACCTCGGCGCTATCGCCGGCACGGGCGCGTCCAACCAGCCGCGCGGCATCCTCAACACCGCCGGCATCGGCTCGGTTGCGGGCGGCACCAACGGCCTGGCGCCCACCTGGGACCACCTGGTCGACCTCGAGAGCGCAGTGGCCAACGCCAACGCGCCCACCGGCGCACTGGGCTACCTCACCAACACCAAGGTGCGCGGCAAGCTCAAGAAGACCCAGATGTTCTCGGGCACCAACGGCATCCCGGTGTGGGGTACCGACGGCCAGCTCAACGGCGCCCGTGCCGAGGTCAGCAACCAGGTCCCCAGCAACCTCACCAAGGGCACGAGCAACGGCGTGTGCTCGGCGATCATCTACGGCAACTGGTCCGACCTGATCATCGCGCTGTGGGGCGGGCTCGACATCATGCTCGACCCGTACACCGGCTCCACGGCCGGCACCAAGCGCGTGGTGGCGCTGCAGGACGTCGACGTCAGCGTGCGCTACGCCGCGTCGTTCTCCAGCATGCAGGACGCCCTCACCACCTAAGCCCGGGGCGCCGCCCGGCGCCTTTGCGCCACCCTCGCGGCCCGTCATCCGGCGGGCCGCACTCTTTCAAGAGGTCACCATGCCCAAGATCCTGATCGCCGAGGCCTGCCAACTGGCCGGCGAAGAAGTCTCCACTCACGCCGACATCGGCGAATCGCACGACGTCTCCAAGGACGACGCCCTGCTGCTCACCCGCATGGGCCGCGCGTTCTACCTCGACAAGGGCGACGACCCCACCAAGGGCCGTCTCACCGCCGCCGAGGACGACAAGGCCCGCATCAAGCGCCAGGCCGCTGCCCTCAAGGCCACGCGCGAGGCGCGGGTCGAGGCCGACCAGGTGGTCACCCCGCAGGGCATCGCGGCGCTCGTCGCCAAGGCCGTGGCCGACGCCCTGGCCGCGCAGCCCGCCAAGTAAGCCCATGTTCGCGGCCGACCTCCCGCTGTTCCTCGCCGGCCCGCCTGGCGACGACGTCGTGGTCGCCGGCCGCCCCCTGCGCGCCCTCTTCGACGCCGCCTACGCCGATGTCCTCGGCGTGGCCGGCGTCGCCCCTGCGCTCACCTGTGCCTCGGCCGACGTCGCCCACGCCGTGCGCGGCAGCGCCGTCACCGTGCGCGGCGTGGCCTACACCGTGGCCAACCTCCAGCCCGACGGCACCGGCGTCACCGTGCTGATCCTCGAGCGCGCGTAATTCATGGCCGATCACGTCTGCCTGCAACTGCGCAACGCGGCCATCGCGGCGCTCACCGGCCTGCCCACCACGGGTGCGCGCGTCGGCCCGGTGCAGCGCCTGCCGCTGGCGCAGGATGCGCTGCCCGCCTTGTCGGTCAGCGTGGTCAGTGATGCCAGCCCCGAGGGCGCCTTCGATGTCTCGCGCTCCGTGATCGAGCGCACCCCCCGGCTCGAGGTCATCGCCTGGGCCGCTGGCAGCGCCGACCTCGAAGCCCTGCTCTGGAGCATCGCCGCCGAGGTCGAGCAAGCCCTGGGCGCCACCCTCACCGTCGCCGGCCATGCCGTCGACCTCACCTACATCGATGCCGAGCTCGTGCTCGAGTCCGGCCTCGACGCGCCCCCCGCGCGCCTCACCCTGGGCTACTCCGCGCAGCTCTGGACCCCCGCTGCCGACCCGTCGGCTTTTGCCTACACCTGAAAGGAACCCTTCACCATGGCACGCACTCAAGCCAACGGCGCGCAGCTCAGCATCGGCGAGCTCGGCGCCAGCATCACCATGAGCGCCATCACCAATGCCGCCGAGGCCGTGGCCACGCTGTCGGCCGCGCACGGCGTGGTGGTCGGCAACTGGCTGCTCATCAGCAGCGGCTGGGGCGCGCTCGACGGCCGCGTCGCCCGCGTCAAGACGGTCGCCACCAACGACGTCACGCTCGAGCTGATCGACACCACCTCCACCACCGTCTACCCGGCGGGCAGCGGCGTGGGCTCGGTCAAGAAGATCACCTGGAACAGCCTCAGCCAGATCCTCGAGTTCGGCACCGCCGGCGGCGAGCAGCAGTACGGCGCGTATCAGTACATCGATCAGGACCGCGAGACCAAGTTCCCCACCCTACGCAGCGGCGTCACGCTCGAGATGACCGTGCATGACGACATCGCGCTTGCGCAGTACACCAAGATGAAGGCGGCGGTGGCCAGCGGCGCGCCCGCGCCCATGCTGTTCACCGCGCGCAGCGGCTACAAGATTGGCGCCGCCGGCTACTGGTCGCTGGGCAGCTTCCCGGTGATCCAGAAGAACGACTTCCTGCAGCGCGCGGTGAGCGTGGCCCTCACGGCCGACCCAACCGAATACGCCAGCTGATGGACATCGCCACCCTGGCGCGCCTGGCGGCCCAGGCGCGCGAGTTCGAGGTCAGCGCCGGGGGGGCGCGCTTCGTGCTGCGCACCCCCACCAAGTTCGAGCAGCAGCTCGCCTTCGCGCGCGGCGCCGGCGCCCTGGGCAAGCTCGACGCCGCC